TTCTTACACCGGAATAAAGCATTCCTGTTCCAGCCATGTCCTCCATCAGAGCATCCCGACCTGCGTCGTAGTAACGCTGATAGATAGGCGACTTCATATAATCAACAGGACCACCTGTAACAACGGACTGCAACTCATTCATCACCGATGGATCGAGCATGTATGGATTTACTTGCTCTTCGGCAAACGACATCGCATCGTTGATAGTGGCTTTGTTCTCTCGATACTGCCGAGCCAAAAGCTCCCTAACTTTTCTGGATTCGCTTGCGCCAGAACTAAAAATACCCATTAATCACCTCACACCAATACCCAGCCGGTATTGCCCGTGCCAGTCTGTTTTATGTATAAAATTGAACCCGATGCGCCCGCATCATCCATGTAAAGTTGAGTAGGATTTGCAGCCACTACACCCTCAGGAGATCCTGTGCCGATCAAGATTTGTCGATTACGGTCGAACTCTAAAAAGTAAGGCGTAGGACGGCCCTGGCCCTCGACTATCGACGTTTCCGAGTCGAGTTCTTCATAAGGGTCTGCCATTACATACCTTCTTCGTGGTTTGCGTAGATAGCGTAAAGTCGAAACTCAACCGGATCGGTTACTTTCAACTTCAGACAGAAGTCTTGATTGCGAACAACGCGACCATAGCCCCAGGTAGACACTCGTGTTCTAAACGAGCCCTCACCACCAAGCTTTACAGGAGAATGATTGGTAAACGTATTGCCCCCATCTTTCGAATAAGCGATACGCATCATCGGATGAGAGCCCTGGCCGTCTACCAGACCAACACCCCATTCCATATCAAACTCAATTTGAGGGATTACAGAATCGAAACGCTTTGAAACGGACGGCGTGATGATTTCACAATCAATCCGCGTGCCGTTCTCATCGCGTGTAGCGGGGTCTAAATAATAGAGCTTGCCCGAACCTGCATCCGCAACGACAACCTCTCCCCAGGCCGCTACGGCGCCCGCAGGCAACCATTTGCCCTGACCTAAAGACTCGCGCTTATGCCAAAGCCCTGTGCTGAAGTCATAACCCCAAGTTACTTTCTCTGTAGGGAAAGTTAAGTAGTAAATTTTGTGCACAGGACCATCAACAAAGAACGCATACGCATCTTCAGTGGTGGTATAGCCTGGATTTCTTAACGAACCATCGCCTTTCACTTCTAATTCGAAAGAAAGGTCGGAAATCTTGATCATTTGATCATTAACAATGGCTCTTACTGTGCCGTCATCGGCAAACCAGCAAAAATTATCGCCAGTTCGCTTAATACTGTTTACGGCATTACATCCGCGTTCATAAACACGGCTTCTAATTGGTCGTAGCGGGAAAGATGAATCATTAACGTACTGCCATCTTTCAGTGCTATTAACGCCTAACACCCACATAGCACCCTTATGTGCAAACGGCGCCACAACGTCATCAGGACCGCTCTCAGCGCTTGCTATAGCCTCTGTGGGGTAATCAGTGCCATCTGATACAGCAGATGCAAAAAACTGATTGGTATTATCTCTTGCGAGGTAAAACCTCTCATTCAAAATCGTAATAAATGAGGATGGGTAGAAGTCCAAATCCGTAACCAGATTTAATCCTGCGCTAGGCTGGTAGACATATAGCTGCCCATTCCCATTTAAGACGCCAATCTGATTGTCGCCAGGTATGTTATTGGTCTCTAAAACGCATCGACCGGCGCCACCAATAATTCCTAAGTTATTTTTATTGCCCAATCGGTCTACTTGCCAAAGATTATTGCCCCCAACAAAGTAAATAAGGCCGTCAGATAACAACAAATCAGATCGAATAAACTCTTCTTCCGTGTCGAGGAATAATCTCAGCCCATCAGCGCGTCTAGCAGAGTAAAAAACCTCTTCTCCAACCCTTTCTGACTCGACATACATGTTCGTAGCAACAGCACGGGACTGTTTCGAGTTTAAATTGAGGTTGTAACCGCCTAAAGGTAGCTCAGTGGTTGCGGCCATAAAGAACAAACCTCAAATCTGCAATGTCGTTGTCATAAGTCATAGCCAAATTCAGAGAATCGGCTGCTTGCTCTTTAATTTCTGCTAATCGAACAGGATTTGTGCCCATTTTTGGCGCTAATTTCACTGCTAAATTCAAATGCAGCGCATCAAACCAATATTCTGGAAGGTCGAACGTATTTGTAGCGGCATCAGCAGCTTGAATTGTTCGCTCATACGTAAAAGGAATGACGATATTTTCAGTTGAAACTGTGGGCCATAAATACATCACCGGGTTATCAACCTGGCGCGCAATATGAGCTACAACCGGGACGCTTTTTTCGTCTTTGTTGGGTAATTGCTGATAATCAAGACGCGAATAGATCTGCATCTCAATATCGTAGTTTGTTGAGTCGGTGCGGCGTACACCCAGAACCCTCTCAGCACGCTGTAGAATCGATCCTGCGGCGTAACTAAACACCAGGGCGCCAGAGCTAACATCTGCCGTTAAATTGTCTGTGAGCGTCACTACGTTGGCAGCAGGCGCACCATTCACAGTAGTCCACTGCATCACACCTGTAGACAACAAAACACCAATAACATCAGTGTCAGAAATGTTGTCATCCGAAACTACAGTGATTGTGTTTGTGCCCGAGGTAGAAGCAGCGCTTGTTTGTGCTCTTTCGTAAGAATTAACGACTCGTGCAGTAGAGAAATCAAACTTAGCTACGCCTTGTGTTGGGAACAAATAACCCTCGGTCATTGTCCACATATGCATGCCTTGAGACTGCCACTTACGAAGCAGCATGTTGATAGACCGCTTACCTCGTGCAAATAAATCACCAGACAAGGTCTCACCATCAGCAGCTACGCCCAAAACATCGTATGCTTCGGATAGGATGTCATTCACCGTATAAGACAGTGTTGTCACATTAGATGTAGCCATTAAATTATCTCGAAGTCTGTATCAGTAGGAACCTGATCAACAGGTTTAGGGCGAGCGTCTTTCACAACTTGCTCTGGTCTGATCGTAGGCGGAAAGTCTTGTGGCTGACGAGTTTCCCAAGCCTGAGGAATAACTACTTGGCCATCCCCTCCAACCTTGCATTCAGAACGCTTAACCTTAAAGCCAGTAACATCACATATCGTATTGGTTGTATTCGCTACGAAATGTTGATTACGCTTTTTCATGGTGTTCTCGTGATAGTTAATTGAGCTCCAGCTAATTGAGTGCCGTTTCCGATAACCCTTTCAGCCTGAAAATCAAGATTAACTACCTGGTTAACTGGCAGTGAATTAACCAAGTCTGCGGCAAGGTCAAAGACATAATTCTTTTCACCGGAGCCTGTAGCGGTATTGGTTGCTTCCCAGTAAACAGTAGAGTCATCACGATCAATAACGCGCAGGCCAACTTCTCTACTTGCGTTAGGGTTTTGACGGTAGGTCAACAGGATTTCGTCAACTGTGTCAGTAGTCGTGTCGATCTGAACTCTTAAGCACGGATCGTCGTAACTTCCCTGAATGTTTCCTTGACGAATACCTGTAGTGACAATTTCTGTGCCATCAACCCATCCGCCATACTCAACACCGTCAATTTCACCATCAAAGATTGATCCAGCTTGAATAACTACGTTGCCGGTTACTTCTGATATTTGGCCTTTAGCTTGAGCGCCACCTGAGACAGTGAGGTCACCATTAAGGCTGTCAATGCTTAAGCGAACGGTTGCTGTAGCGCCGTCACACGTTAAGTCGCCCACTTGTGCTTGCACATCAAAAAAATGCAATCCGCCGGAGCAGGTAATATCACCAAAGTGCGCCTGACTATGAAGCGTAGTAGCTCCTCCTGATGCCAGATAATCACCGGTGAACTTTTGTGTGCTAAATGTAGCTACGCCATCGGTGATTGTTATGTTTCCCTGAATGTCCTGAGACAATATTTCCAAATCAGAAGAGTTCTGGATATTCCCGTCAATCGATTGACAGAATATTTCTGCATCACCTTCGTTCTCTATGTCTCCCTGTATTAAAGCGCCTTGATGGGAGAAAATCCCATCTGAATGAATAAACACCGCTGTATCTGTTCCAAGTTCGATATCAGGGATTAACGTAACAAGACGTCCTTGAACTAAATCAATGCCCTGGTTGCCTGTGCCGTTCTGGGTTAACGCAGAGCCCTCAATAACCAGCGCAGCGTTGTTGGTCGAATCGTACTTGATTCCAATGCAGTTAGTTGGCGTAGAGCCTGTAAAAACATTTCCGAGATTAATCTCATTAACAGAAAGCCTTCGCGGTGTACCACTGGACGTATACGAAATCGCAGTGGAGTTATCAGCATTTACCGCTATCTGACCAACACGACAGAAAACATCAGAAGAGGCTCCGCTAATATCGTAGCCAGTATCTCCGGCACTATTGGTAGATATTCCAAACGCCTCAATAGATGTTTGTGATTTACCGTTAGTGGAAACAGCAGTCGTCCCAGCACCACCGGAAAGCGTTACGACCGAAGCAAGCTTCACATACGCTGATAAAGGAAGATTAACTGATCCCGTGACAGAACAGTCTTCCATGTTTACCCTGATATAATCTTCGAAGGTCACATTCTCGAAATATCTTGCTCCGTCTAGCCCTCTAATTAATACAGGATCGAAAAGGGTCGGAGCTTCATCGCTTGCTGCGGTAATAGCTGCTGCTAACGTCTTCTTAGCAAAGGTATCTGAGAAGCCGTCGTTGCTATCGTCACCACCACTGGAAACATAAATAACTCTGGATCTATTTTTCTCGACTATCGTACTCATGCTACGTAATACCCTCCGAGAATCTCGTCATAGACCAAGGTGTATGTGTTGCCAACAGTAATGGGGTTGGGACGATTTTCAGGCGTTTCTGAAAGCGTCACGCTTCCTGTGGCCGCATATATAGTGATTGGATAAACTCGAGACGCAGGCAACGTTATATTGCCGGTCCCTACAGCTCTGATATAAGAATCACTTGGCAGTACCTCATAATCCCCCGATGACAAATCAGGGGACTTTGAGATAGGGCTTGGAACCTCAACACCACATATAAGCAGCTTTTCATAAACATTGAGTCGAGAGTATTGAGTGTAACTTTCACCCTCATACTTAGCGTTAGGAAGCTTTTCACTCATGAACGGAACCTTGCGCTAATGATCTGCTGCTCAATCGTTCCATCTGACCATGAGGACCACTTGCAGCGAGTAGCAGTAGGGACAAATTCATAGTTCCCTTTTGCACTCGCTGTAGCGCTCACAAAATCAGTAGAGTCGTGATCAAGCCAGTTACCAGCGCCTGGTGTCCAGGTCCATTGATCTCGCCATGCGGTAGACCAAATAGCGTCCTGAGTATCTTCAACCGTGTAGGTAACTGTTCCACCAACGATCACAGCTAAAGCAACGCCATAGCCTTCATAGTGATCCAGTGGAACAACACCAAAAGCACCGGCAACAGAAACACCTGCCGTTACTGCACCCGCTGTAGCTGCATCCACAGAAATCTGCGTAACAGTAGCGAAGTAGTTTGTGCTTGTAGCTGCGCCAGCATTAGCACCAGCTACCTCTTCAGAGCGAATACCTCCTTCAGCAGTTTCACCTGTAATAGTGAAAGTGCGACCAGAGTCATCGCCAGCAGAAGTAATAGTTACCAGTTGGCCATGTCGAGAATAAGGACGGTTATTTGCGTCTGAGCCTGTCTGCTTGATAGTTGCAACACCATCAGAAACCAGGGCGCCATTTAGCGTTAAATCGCCAGCAGCGCCTGGAGTTTGAGAGGCGGCAATACCATCAGGATCAGCAGCCCGAGGCAATGTGTAATTGCGTACAGGGCGCATAATGCACCTCCTTAGTCTTTAGCCAATACATAAACGACGCATGTAGCGTCGAGCTCTGCGAAGTCAGCACTGCCTAAGGTGAAAGAGAAGTTGCCACCACCAGCAACAGCAGCAGTAACAGGCGTTCCTACAGGTCCAGTAGCTGCAACGCTTGCATCATTTAAGATGTCTGCACCAGAGCCGGAAGTAGTGCCCACATCAACTGTTTTAGTTGTGCCAGTCGCCTCGGCAGTATCAACCTGAATAACTGCGCTAATTACCTGGAACCATCCAGCAGGAGCGGCAACGCCTGTGTCCTGCTCTGCGCCAGAAGCAACAGCATCGATGGGAAATTCGTAAACCTTGATGAAAGTATCAAGGGAGTTTTCGCTAGTAGCCTGACGGCCCTGCAAACCTAACGCGCTATAACGTGTACGTTGTGTCATTGTGAGATCCTCACTGATTTATCAGCACCCTTTCGGGCAAGGAAAAGAAAAACAAAAACGGCCCCGAAGGGCCGTAATTGATTAGGCAGATGCACGAGAACCGAAATACTTACGCGGATCGGTAACGCCCACTGAGAAGCGGCATACACCAATATGGCGATAGTTCAGGGTATTCGTGTCACTGTTGTCACTCTGGAAAGTGTGACCCAGGCGACGGAAGAACTTGCCACCGTCTTCTGCGTTAGTCACAACAGTCCAAGCGCCTGCATCAGTGAAGTATGGAGAAGCAATGATGCCACCAGGGAACTTGCCGCCAGCGCGTAAAGCGTTAATAGCGTTGTTGCCTGTGTCATTCTGCAAAGTGCTCTGCAAAATGCGGGCTGCTTCAAACTCCAAGTCAACAGGAATCAACAGCGATTCAGTCATCATGTTGATACGGTTGCCTGCTGGATCTTTGTACTTGCGGATAGCAATACAAGCATCTTCCAGGGCCGCTTCAGATAACTGAGCATATACATTTAGCTGGTTGCTAAATGTGCCGTTTTTCAGAACGTGAGAATCAGAGAACAATGGCACGCCATCGCCGATGTTAGTGGTATAGCCGTCGTTAATAACGTCAGCAGATACCAATTCCTCAGCTTCATGAAGAGAAGTTTCTAGCATACGGCCAGCCTTCTCCATCATGTTCTCGTAACGGTTATCCATGATTGCTTCCATGGAAATCACGGTACCTTTGGCATAAGTAGCGTTCTTGTACACGGAAGTGTAAAGCTGCTGCTCACCATCAGTAGAAATTTCACTACCTTCTGGCTTTAATGCCGCTGGACCAATGCCCGCCATGCTCACATCAATTTCGTACGCTTTGTCAGAATCTTCTACGTCCAAGAACTTCGCGTAGATAGGGTCATAACGTTCGTACTCAGTCTGAGCTACTGCGTTTACGCCATCTTGTAAGAGGCGTTGAATGTTACCTTGAGTTGTAGGGGTACTCATTTCACACCTCCTTAGATGCCGTTAGAGCCTGGGGTTAAGTTCGACTCATTCACACGTACATACCAAACGGCATTGGTGCCGATTTCGTTATCTACGTCAGGAGACAAACCAAGAATGGTCAACTGCGCACTTGAGCCAGTTGCCGCCGTGGAGCTATCAAGCTCGACACCAGAGATGCCTGTAATGGTTGAGCCAGAGCCAACAATAATGTCAGCCACAGAGCCAACATCAGTAGCAGCCAGAGCGCCTCCGTCAGAATCTTCTTGAATAGCGAAGATAATGTCGTTTACAGGGATCGCTTTCGCGGTGCGTGCAGTAGAAGCCTTGCCGTACAAAGTGTTTAAATCTTCGTTGTCAAAGTCAGCATCAAAGCTAACGATCACGTAGTCGATGTTTTCACCTGCGGCACACTGCTCTACAGAAGGGTATAAGCCAGAAGCATCTGCGGAACCCGCAATCTTCACAGCGTCACCCACAAATACGTTAGTAGCATAAGTTGCTGCCAACGATACGGTGGTTACTTTGCCTTTGTAATCTCCGCCTGTGAGTGTAGACACAGGACGCAGACCAAAAGGCGCATCACTATTAGCCATAGCAATATCCTCTTAGTTGGAATCAGTTTTTAAAGTTGCTTGCCGATTCCAGCGTCCTACTATCTGTAAGTTGCTGGTCGCGTTACACGGAGACCTCTATCTGAGGCTGTGAAACACTTGGCCCTTAGGCCTGAATTTTTAAGACTGTGACTGGTTTACAGTGTCAACCTGTAAGCCGCCTGGCGCAAAACCTTCCGGCGTGTAGCTTTCAATACCGCCTGACCGTTTCTGTCCGGCCGCGTCGGCTTTAGCTGCATATGCGGATTTACGCTGTCTACTTTCTTCTTCACGCATTTTCTGAATGTTGGCCAGTGTCCCTTTGGGTGCATACATCAGCACCGCGAATGTGGCTTTACCTTCTCCAGCTAAACCACAGGGCAAATGAGCAAAACCATCTTTAGTCTGGCCCGCTGTTTCACCACTTAGCTCTTCAAATTCAGATTCATATAAACGCTCTTCGCGTACGATACGCCAACCTAATTGCTCGTGACGTTGAATCGCACCCTTCGCGTGATTCACGATAATGAAATCCTTGTCCGGATTGCTCTTTGCATATTCATGGAACGGGCCGAAACGACTTTCAGACTCCATAGAGCCACGAATATTTACTGGTACTTCTGCTGTTGCTTGCTTTTTGTTAGCTGCCATTTCTTAGCCCGCCTGATGTTGTTTAAGGAGATTTGCTGCAAACTCTTTTTTCTTTGGATCGCTCATCCAGCGCTTATATAGCCCCTGAACCTCAGGGGGTAGTGCAGCAACCGGATCTGCTTTCTTAGCTGATCGCTTAGTGCCAGCCACCTTAGATGGCCGTGGAGTAGCTGTTGGCTTCTCACCGCCTACTCGCTTAGCTGTAGCATCCAAATAGCCTTGGATTTCAGACTCAGTTAATGCTCGGCCTGCGCGTTGTTCTGCACTCATTACCATTGCATTGAACGCCGCAGCAAACATGGAGTCATGCACAGGGTCATACTCAGCAGAAGCTGGGTTGATCTTAGGATTGGCCTGCCGGTAACTCTTAATGACGTCAGGTTCACCCTGTTGTGCTGGCTTCTCTGGTTGCTCCAGATCTCTGGCCTGCTGATCCAAAGTTTCGTAAGCATCGAAGTCCAAGTTCTCTTTAGCCTGGGCCTTCTTTTCTTTAATCTCGCTTAACAAACGCTCACGCTCTTTCTCTTGGAAATCGACAAGGGCAAGCATTTCATTATCGCGCTCTTTCAATTTGCGCTTGATCTCTTTTACTTCACCAATCAGCTCTCGGTCTTTCTCAAAAGCTTTTGGTCCCCTGTAGTAATCTGGATCACCGCCATCTGCGATGTAATCTTCAAGGGTTTTATAATTCTCCGGTAATACCTGCTCTTCATCTTCGAGCGGCTCCAGCTCCTCCTGAATCTCCTCAGGCGGATCTTCTTCAATTACTTCTTGGACCTGCATCATTTCGCCGCTCTTCTGCGCCTGGATCTCTGCTTGTAGTCCATCTAACACTTCTTGCGGGATACCATCAGACATCTTCTGACTCCTCTAGTACTGATAAAACATCGTCATCATTTATGACTTGGTAGAATCCACTGATCGGCTTTCCAAGCTCGTTCTTGAGCCTAAAAATATGACCAGCGTATTGCTTGAATCGGATTTTATCTCCGACCTTTATCGGGCATTCATTGCCGAATCTGTCTAACTGGAAAGCTGCACTTCCAATATCTAAAACCGTGCCCACGTCGATGCCGCGTTGTTGCTGCTCGATCATGTCATCCGTGCCAAGAACTAGTCCTGACTCTGACTGAGAAGCAACTTGTTCTGGCTCAACCAGGATTCGAAACCCTATTGCTTTGTCACTAGGCCGCATCTTTGTCCTCCTTGATCAGTCCGTACCGATCAAAAAGAATTGATG